AGAGCTGCACAGGATGAGCATGGATGCAATGGCGTCACATACAGCGTGCAGCCATCGAGACGTTGATCGGCTGACAGTATCGCATTGGCCTCTGCGTGTACAGTCATAGCATACTTGGTTGGGCGATCATTGTATCGTTCATCTGTATCGTTGACTCCGCGCGGAAAGCCATTGTAGCCTACGCTTGCAATGGTGCGATTGGGTCGTACGATCACCGCGCCGACCTTTGTCGATGGATCCTTGCTCCACTGTGCGATGTGATCCGCGAGGGCGAGAAAGCGTTGGTGCCAATCTGTCATGCTGTATCCTATCATAATATGAGGCGCAAGTCAATGGTAATCTATATACTCTTATGGCCGTCAATGAGAAGAGGATATACAAAATGTTGATAACTCGAAAAATTCTTAATCCTAATTTGACAATTTTTGTTGGTAATAATAGAGTTGTAGATTTAAATGAATTAACTAATATAATTGATAGATGTAAATCATATCTTGTTAATGAAAGAAATGCTCAACCAGGACAGAAGGTATTCTTAGCTACATTTGGTTGGCCTAATTATATCGCGTGGTTTATGGCATGTGCTGAATTAGGACTTAGTTTCATAATTTGTGATAATAATGTAACAAAAAATAAATGTAAGGCTAGCATATTAGACAAATTGTCATTATACGGCAAAATCGATCATGTGATTGGTAATAGCGAATTCAAATATTATCTTATTGACATTGAGGGTAAGTTTATTGATAGATTGGCCTGGAAGACGGCCGAGGTAACTGAAGCTTCTGAATATTATTGGGCTACAAATGATTCTGTATTAATCTATAGCACAACTAGCGGAAGTACTGGCAAGCCTAAGGTATGTAGTCATACTCATGAATTTTTTCATCGCCTTATGAAGCGTAATGCTGATATATTTGACCTTAAGGATGAGCATCACTGTCTCCACACTCTAATATTACATCACGGAAGTGTCGTTGGTGTTTTCTTTTTACCATCAATTCATCGTTGTCGTTACCATAGATGGGTTGAAGAAAATGAATGTATTGAGGCTATTCAGGAATATGGTATTAATCGCACGATGTTATTTTATGACTCAGCCAATCATTTATATGGTAGAATGATACCATCAATAAAGCAGAATGATCTCTTGCTTATTGTTTTGAATGCTCCACCTAAAGAGGCGGTTGATCTAATAGTTGACCGCATGGGTCATAAAATTGTGAGTGTTTATGGATGCACAGAGACATCTGGACCAGTATTACTCTCTACAGCTACACCAAATGGATGGAATCCTTTGTTATTTGATAAAATTTCAGATGAATTTTATAATACAAAATTGACTAATGACGGATTAATAGAGGTAACTGGTCCGAACGGCATCCCATTTCGACCTGGTGATCGATTTACAATTGAAAATGATAAATGGAGACTTTTAGGTCGCGCCGGATTCTATCGAATAAGAGGGCAGACTTTATATCTTGGTGTATTAGCATCTTGGCTTGAATCTAAATTTGATTGGAAGCATCAGAGTTCATTTGATATAGTATTTGATTCAGAACGTGAGAGAATATACCTTCGCGTTGATCCGGGTCTTGTCGAATCACTTGATAAATTGAATGATGCTATAACATCGTATTTTGTTGATGAATATGCTATTTCAGCCATTGTTGAAGGTGAACGTATGGAATTTTATACAGGTATAAAGTTTGATGCTAATGAAGTACGACTAAGATGCAGGAAGCATAGCTAATGCCAGCAGTAGCACGCGCGAATGGTGTTGATACGGTTTTCTCGTTGACTGGCACAGGCTTTTTGTGCAATAGCCCAATGAATACTGTGACTGGTGAAGGTAGCCCAAACGTATATGTGAATGGTACGCCAGTGGTGCGCGAGGGTGACAAGGTTGGTGTACACCCTCGCTCTGGTTGCTCGACTGATACGTCTGTGCTTACCACGTTCTCACCAAACGTTTATGCTAACGGCAAGCGCATTGGCCGGATTGGTGACCAATATACATCAGACAACACTATCACCAGCGGTAGCCCGACTGTCTTTGCCAACTGAGCATTGATCATCATCGGAATTGACGTGCAATACGCCAATGATTACGCATCAGGTCTGCATCCTTATACATTAGAATGTAGTATGGCCTACTGAATGGATCGCGCGTCTCGTAGATATCTGCAAAGCCAATACCGATGCTGCGTGTATCGCTATGATGAAACTTAACGACATTTGAATCCGGCGCAGTCGGTGTCGCAGGATAGCTTAGCTCCTTTCGCGGTATCTCAATCGTCTTGGGTTTTGGCCCAATGAAGTCTGGATCAAGCGCACAGTAGAATGTGCGCGTGGGCTGATCATACAGAAATGATTTGCGGTCGGCCATCATTCCCATGGATTTAACCTAATACTTGCATGGAGAGATACCCGCTCATGCAATTCATTTGCGAGACCTCGAGCATGATAACCATAAACATTGGCCAGCACAAGTGTACCAGCAGATGCTTCGATATCATAAGCAGCTTCACCTGTATCATTAATTACTTCATCACCTATAGCCTGATTAGGCCACTGTCTACGCCAAGGCCAAGGTGCAGCTCCCATACTCTGAAGTTCTTCGTCACTTACCCGCCATGAACCTTCATCATGACCGTATGATCGCCACTCTTCCCATTTTTTATCTCTGGTGGCAAATTCTTTCATGAGTCTTAATCTAGCCGATGATATCCCATGACTATATGGAGCAAAACGGAATGTACCTTCACCAGATTTTACATTATTTGGAAAATACCATAGCTTCCATGCATCATGCCAGGTATCTTGATGCAATACCTTCTGCACATCATTATCTTCTGGACCATTTACAACCTTTTGAACAAATGCCGTATTTGTCAATGATTCCCATATCTTGTGTTTTGATGCACCAATAACTTCGCATAGCAAAGGTGTAATGGCATGTAATAATGCATGACTGGCCGAAAATCCGGCACGGGGTTGTCCTCCTGAACTTAGCACCATGCTTTCTGGAGTCTTGGCTAATGTACCATTGATCGAGGTTAGCTCTTGAACCAATTCATTACGCTGATTATCCGTAATTTTTAATTCATCTGGACCAATGATAACAATACCAGAACCGATACATTCTTCAGCCTGTAAGCTTGGATACTTATTAGAATACTGTGCTAGATTCAATCTATTACGATATGCACAGCGACCAAGATATGCGCGAAGCACATGCACCATCGGATCTAGGGTTGTGCATAGGTCTAAGCGTCTGATATCTTTGATATTTGACATAAGTTGTGCAGCTTGCCCAGCATCACAACCAAATTCTAATAAAGACTCTTTCGCAATTTGCCAGCATTGTATTGGATTATTAGCCATCGCTGATGCATGAGCCATTTCTAATGCACGATTGTGGCCACCCATCACGGCAGCCATAGCATCAGTTTCATTCCATAGATCGTTGCGACCGATCCTCATTTCATGATTCCTTTGTAAGCACTCGAAGGTTTGGACAAAACTTGTGAGCCTCATCGATGAATACAAAATCATCAGCAATAGCTGGATATGTACCATCACAATATTCTGGCCCTATGTATGTGACATGCTTATTTGGATCATATAGCAGAGTACTTGTCACAAATGCTGACGGTGCGCAGTATACATGACTTGCACCAAGAATGCGAAACCAATCTTCCTCAGGTGGCATCACATCTACGTCTTCGGATGGTGGGCGCAGCGCATCAAGCAGGTCGGGATCATCAGATAGAATTGTAATATGTTCTCCCGGATGATTGCTCTTGACCATATCGAGCAACATGCGATATGTGTCAATAGAGGCCACTGTTTTGTCACCGCCGCGCGCATGTAACACAATTCCACCAAGAGCAATGGTTCTATCTTGCAGCGGCAAATATCTCAATGTACGCTCGCGATTATTAAATGCGATAGATGCTGCACCTTGATGCCAATATGGCGTCTTGCGTACACCATCGTGATCTTCACGAATTTCACATTGCGGATCTGTCACCCAGTGTAGCTGTGATGTCTTTGCACCAGGCACTCCGCCACCACTATTCACAACGATGATCGGAGTCTCATCATCAGCCAGTCGACCGATACCAACAAAGGCCTGCATGAGCTGTACACCCATCTGGCCTCTCACATGTACTCTCATTCGGCCGACCTCACAAGTTCCTCATAGGTAGTCTGATATACATTGATCTCACCAATCGGCACAGCATCTAGTCCTTCTGGATATACAAAGATAAATGAGATGAATGGATGCTTTCGCGCAAACCATGACATGAATCGCACTCGGCCTGGATTATCCCAAGCCTTTGCTCTAGTCTCTGGACCATAGTTATTCGTACCATCAAACATATTGCTCAATGATTGTTCGGCATCCTTGAGAAAGGAATCAAAGCCCACACATAGAAGCGTGGTAGCACCACGTCGAATAGCTTCAGCCATCGCAATCATACCAGCATTAGAACGTGGACGATGCAAGCCGGGGTGTAACTCCAGTGGCTCCCAACGATCTTGTTCTGGTGGCACAATCAACCTAGACTGAGGAAAATCGCTTTTGCTAATCTCTGCAATTACACCATCATCAATTGCAGCAAGATAGTCTGGCAATTGATAATCAGGTGCAAACTCTCGATAGAGAGCATTGCATCCATATACAGCAGGTCTATTATCTCCTAGAGTTTCCATCATCTTCAATAGATCAAGCGGCATTCGTGATGTGCCGTTGCCTACGATGAGTGCGACCTCAGTATTCACTTCCAATGCCCCGTCATCTGTGGATATGCTTCTTTTAGTGACCAAATCATAACTTTGAGTTCCTTGCGCCGCATACGCAGCAATAACTTTGCATCATCGGGTGCGACAGTTTCCAGTAGCTGAATGAAAAGCTGCTCACGTCGCATCGGCTTCACATTCAGACCTTCTGGAGTATTTGTGAAATACACAAGCTTATCAATTTCAGCATATAGCCGACCCTCTTGGTCAATTGTATCGGCAGCTGGGCGGTATGGTGGATCGCTATCTGGTACAAGCCATTGCAACATAGGATCGAATGTAAATTCGAATACCATGCGTAAGGCCTTGCTGTCATTCTCTTGTATGACTTTGATTTGCCCAGCCTTAGTCTTTTCTTTCTCAATCTCACCCACAATCTGGGCAAGGCTCTTGATAGCCACCGTTTACCTCCTTAGAACTCGCTGATAGATTCAGTTAATTGACGCAGTCGTTTTTCCATGAAATATGGCATCATGGCGCTACGTGGGCGCGGCTGCGTATCATGGTACATGCGGATACATTCATCTTGAATTTCCTGTGGTACCATATCAAGGTCGACGAGCATCTGATTACGCTTGTAACCACGCAGCATTGCATCGTCGCAAAACTGCTCAGGCTCAAGTGTACACCACTCCTCAACCTTCTCACGGCGCAATGGGCGCTGGCGGCGACCTGCAACCAGAGCATCATCTTCCGTGATGAAATTAGGAACACCATCACCACGGTCACCAATCATGATATGTTCGCGACGATAGCGTTCTGGATTGGCCACAGGCAGCATCTTTTTCTGCACTGGCGCGAACTGATGCACATTAGCATATTTCTGAAGTTGCGCGAAGTCTTTGTCACCTGAAAGAATAAGGATTTTCTCATTCGAATCAGTATTGATAAACTTACCAAAGTAATGGCAGATTGATGCGATAACATCGTCAGCCTCAGCACGCGATACCTGAATCACCTTGTATGGCATGTTCTCGCGAAGCTCATCCTTGATCTTGGCCATTGCATCAAACACAGAGGCCCAATCAATACCAGATGCTTCACGATCCTTCTTACGATTAGCCTTGTAATGCGGAAAAACCTCGCGCCGCCAGTAACGCTTATCATCACAGCAGATGACAAGGTCGCCAAACTCACGCGAGAACTTTTGCTTATAACCTCGAAGGCTATTAAGAACCATATGGCGGACAAGATCCTCATCCACCACTTCATTGTTATGTACCAGATGTACCATCAGATTGCTGATCATCACCTGGTTGAGGTCAACCAAAATCATCTTTCTATCCTATATCCCTTGTCTATGTATAGTACCATAGAATGGGTCGGATGTACATGGTTATTTGACAACTCTGAGAATAATTGTATCCTCATTAACCCGACCATTGACGCCACTGGCTTTAGTCTTGATCATATCAAATGATTTAGATATAGATTTATTGCCACCAGCCAAAATTCTTGATGTCATGGCCGCAGGGTCTCGCAATCGCTTCTTGGATGATACACCAGGATCATAGCCTTCAATACCAGAACGACGCACAGTAAGAGTCGCGCCATTAGCAGCCACATATCGCTGCAATGTTCGTGTCTTTACATTATAAAAAATGGCCTCAGTTGCACCAATCAGGCTCTTTGGATCAACACTTTTTAATGATAGCTCTGAATACTCATTCAGATAGCGCAGCTTTGCAATCATCTTATCGGGTGATTTTGGCTTGATCTTACGCACTGTCGGAGCCTTGATACGAATGCCGGCCGACGTATACATATTAAATGCATTAACAATAGAAGAATATTGCACAAGCAATTCACGTAGCTGACGCTTGCTATAATTGCGATAAGTCTCGACACATTGCATATCTGTGCGTTCCAGCGCGTGCTTAACCTCTTCAATCAGACGTTCGAAGCGTGGCACGGCCTTAGCAATTTCATCTGGCTTTGGTGAATGCTGACACAAAATCTTGCCAGCATCCACAGTCTTATCATCAATCGCGCCTTCAATATCACATAGCGCACGGTCGACCGAATCATCCTTGATTACATGCTTCACCTTAGGCTTACGTGTAGCATCCTTCTCAGCCTTGCGCTGGCGACCAGTGATAGGTAGACTGGATACCACATTATTAAGTAGATCAGCCTGTTTTTCTGATAGCACAAGACCGCGCATGGCCATGCGGCATAGCGCAGGAATATTGCTGATATCAAACCATGCATCTTCAACATACGAGACATCTTCGATGTCAGCCGATGAAAAAGACTTCCAGCGCATGTATTCTTCAACGATATCACGAGCATCTTTAGGAACAAGCACAGCTCGATACCATGTATATGCATTGACCATTTGAGTGGTTGTCGCTGACCCATCCCACACTGGTTCTAGACCAATGTATTTGGCCTCGGACACAGGCACCTTTAGCTTTTTCATAATATCCTCAGAGATTAGATAGGAATGATTCCCACTGTCGCGCTCGTGTCTGCCACGAATAGAAGTTGTCAGCATACAGCTTCTGAAAGCGCAATTTGTTTTGATTGCCTTCTGTCCAGTATCCATTGATAACTTCAGCCAGAATAGATGCGTGGCGATTAGCATTCGCATTCACATCTTCCGTGAATGGGTACATCGCAGCGAAGCCAGCAGTTGTCTCAGGCAGTGCAGCAAAGTTCGGGCACACAATTGTGCATCCAGCACTCATGGCCTCGATGACGCTGATTGCGCTTGTCTCTGGCCAGATATTTGGATAGGCATAGACGTGAGCCTGCTTTAGCGCCTCACGCACAACTTCATTCGGTTGATAGCCGTGATACGTCATATTTGGGTGACGAGTGATGCGCTGAAACAATTCCTTGTAAGGCTCATCGCGCTGATTCCAACCATAGATGCTAAATGAGCTGTATACATCAAGATGAAAATCGAATCCATTCTCAGCCAGATGCTCGCACACAGGTACAAGTAGCTCCAGACCACGATGAGGTGTGGTATGATAGATCAGCCTGATAGTTTTACCCTTAGGCTTCTCATGCTGCGGAATCGGATCAATAGCATTCTGTAGCACCACACCATCAGAATGCGGTACGCCGAGCCCAATATTATATGAGGCCTGCTGATAATTTGATACGAATACAAGCTTCGCAAAACGCTTGCGCGACTCTTCCTTCGCAAGATGCTCGGACTCAGGGTCGTCCCAAGTATCATGCAGCCACAGAATATTCTTCTTGGTCGGATGCAGATTACGCACACGAGAACAGATGATGTTAAACTCATCAAGTAGTTCTGGGGCCACATAGCGACGTAGCCCATCCATCATCATCTCAGTACCACCACGCGCACCAATATGCGCGAATGTACCATCTACACCTGGGCCAAGATTTGTAGCATTTTCCTTGAGCCCAGTCACGTTCAATTTAGTCATGGATATGTTGCACCCTCTTCAATTGAGATAATCTTATCTATCCGAAAGCTACGCCACCCATTAGCATTCAAATCCCAGACTGCCAGGCTATCCTTAGGTTCTGGGCGTTCAGCTTTCTGTGCTACCATCTCACCTGCCGTGGTAAATTTCATATCACCCATATCACCGACTGTTGGTGGTAGATACTTTTCTTGCAGCGTGCAAGTCATGACACGCCGCTCACCATTCACCTTATCAAAGGTGACACGCACGATACCTGTTTGAAGGCGTTCGCGCATATATTCCTTATCGTACTCGGACTTCATCATCAATCTCCGCTTTTCTTACTCTCTGTCACCAGCTCCACGATTTCATTGATCATACCCCAGAACAATACTGTGGCCAGTAGACCCACCGCGGCTCCAATGAAAAATGCAAGTTCACCAGGTAATGCAAAGGGTCGAATAGTATCGGCTGCGATGGTAGCTGCACCATGCACCGCGAGAAACCACACGACGAATGGACGCACAAGCCGACTAGTATTTTGAAACAACATTATCACAATCTCCGTGAACGAGAGCCAAGGGTAGCTGGATCGTCATTGACAGATGCAACCTGATACCCACCTTTATTATATAAGGGCTGAACACGAGATGCTTTCTCGCGCATGGCTTGCACCACCTCAGGCTTCTCCTCGCGACCGGCCTGCCACCGCCAGTCATTCATGATGTCACGCTTTGCAAACGTACCACCAGGAATAATATCAGATGTAGGAAGAGAATGGTCGGGGCGAGAGGATTCGAACCCCCGATCTCCTGCACCCAAAGCAGGCGCCTTACCAGGCTTGGCCACACCCCGATAACCTACCTTGGCTAATAGCTGGGCAGTTTGTGCCTCAGCAGCAAGCACAGCCTTTGTCTTGGCTTTAGCCTTGCGCTTGGTTGTGCGCGTTGTCGTGAAGTAGCCAGGTAGGAGTGCCATACTATATACCTCTGTTTGTCACAAATACCATTATACCAGATTCTTACGGGCATGTCAATGGCTAGATAGTAGAAAATATGGAGAAACCTAATGGATATGTTTTTCAATTTGGTGGCCGAGGTTGGATTTCCGATTGCTGCTGCTATAGCTGCTGGTTATTTTGTATTCCTGACGCTAAAATTTATCCTGGCTGGAGTCACTGGATCAGTCCGAGGTATGGCTGGAATCATCACCGCATTAGACAATAGAGTGCGTACCATGAACCATGATGTTGTGCGTATCGACACTGTGGTATCAAATGCGCTTGGTCTCAAACCAGACGTCGAACGCATCGCGCGGGCTGACGGTAAAAACGACGCACGGAGGGACTAATGGCTAAACCTGCACAATCCAAAGGTAAGACTAAAGAAGCTGCACCGCTTGCTCACCTCAGAATACACAAGCATACAAGCATCGGTGGTGGTGTTCTCAAGATGTCATCCATGAACAAGAGCCGAAAGCGTTCTTATAAAGAATATAGAGGCCAAGGCCGCTAATCATGGAGATACAAGCCAACGGTACCATCTTATTTGATGCTACCGTCAGGATTCCACAGCTCGATGATGGTGACATACTAATTGTCGAGCGAAAATCAGATGGTCGAATAGTGCTTAGAAAGGTCCAAGGGGCTAATGGAAAATTTAGCTGAACTTATTGGCAAATACGGATTTCCCATCGTCGCCGCAGGTGGCATGGGGTATTTCGTATATTATGTCTGGCAATGGGCTACAACAGAAATCAAGCCAGTGCTATCTGAGGCCAATACGGTTCTTATTGGTTTGATTGACCGCATTCGCATGTTAGATAATGATCTGATTCGACTACAGCAGAAAGTCAATGTGGTGCTGCATCTCCGCGGCAAGACGATCGAACGAGAACGTGTCGCCGCGGAGACTAAGATCAATCAGACGGAAGATGATAAGTCTGCATCATCTGGTGAAGGTTAATTACTTACTGTTTGCTCTAAAAACACCATCCCAAGTTTCTGTGAGTCCAGCGCCTCTTAATTCTTCGCAACGCTCAATCCACATAGCATAATAAGCATCCATCTTACCATTAAAGCATCCCCTTAAGCGTCGCGCATAATAGATTGCATCATCAAAGCGACGCTTCTTATAGGCTGACATCATATTGTTGTGCATATCCAGATCCATCTTAGCATGTGTAATAGATTCTGGTCGACCTAGCACAGTATAGATGTCGACGCCTTCCTTCTTACCTTTTACCGCGATGGCATCGAGGGCAAGGCAAAGGTATTCGTCCCTAATGTGTCTGTAAGTGACTGGGCCGATGACGTTGCTGACTCCATAAGGTTTGCTTTGTCCTTCAAGTCGAGAGGCAAGGTTGACAGAGTCACCCAAGCAAGTATAGTCGAAGCGTTGATCGCTGCCCATATTCCCAACGACGACAATGCCAGTATTGATGCCAAGCCCCATACCAAAAGCCGGGACACCTTCTTTTGCGATTTCATCATTGAACTCCTTTAGGTTGTTTAGCATTTCAAGCATAGTCTTAACTGCATTCTTCGCATGGTCTTTGTCATCGAGTGGTGCATTCCAGAATGCCATCTGTGCATCACCGATGTACTTGTCAAGCGTACCTTCATTGCGAAGTATCGAGGCCGTCATCGCAGTCATATAGCGGTTCATGATCTTTGTCAGGCCTTGCACGTCTTTACCATAGTGTTCTGAGATTGCGGTGAATCCACGCACGTCGGTAAACATGATCGACAATTCGCGTTCTTCGCCACCAAGCTTTAGCAGGTCTGGGTTTTGCTGAAGCTTCTCAACCATCGCAGGTGACAGATATGTACCGAATTGCTTTTTGATTTGTTGCTTTAGGCGGAACTCTTCAAGTGCGCGTGAGAATGCTGCGACACCAAATACTAATAGGAGAGCAGCGATCGGATATACTGCATCATATAGCAACATGCTTTCTGTACGCATATACATTGACAGATATGCAATCACGACCATCGGTATTATAGCAAAAATACCAGCAATTACAAGTCTAACTCGCAATGCGAGAAAGACCATGATGATACCAAGCACCAGAATAATTGCAAGCTCGTATATGTCTGCTTCAGCTTCACGCACCACGAATAGCTGATTAAGAATAGATGATAGCTCGGTTGCTATCACCATATTCGGTAGCATCTCACCATGACTTGTAGCCACAGGATTGCTAAAGCCCTCGGCTGTAAGAGAAAGAATTACAGTCTTACTGTCAAAGCTATCTGGTAGATTGGATGCTGAGTATTGGTTGTATGTAAAATTTCTAGTTGGCCAGATACGCCCATTTACATCAGGATAAATTAGAGGTATGCCAGGAATGCGAATAATTTCTACACCAGCTTCATTTGATCTAACCTGAAAGCTTTCTTCGATTGCTAGCACTCTGATGGTTTCAAGAGTAATTGATGGGTAAAACCTATCTCCTACTGCAACAAGCATCGGTGATCTACGAACAACACCATCAGGCTCAGGAACTGTAGCGATCATACCAACACCAGATGCTGCTTCAGCTAAACTTCTAATTGGAGGTAATGCGCCTGGCCATGATGGAAGAATGTCACTAATTTGAGGTCCAATAAGAACTGAGCCACGCGGCCTAGCATAAGGTTCATTGCTCTGAATAGTAGGAGTCTGCGCTAAAATTATATTATCAGCCCTTAAAGTGTTAGCTAGATCATTATCTTTACCGAATCGATCCTCTTCTGAAAAAATAATAGGAACAACAACTATACCTGCGCCTCTATTATTGATTTCAGCAATTAGAGTAGCAATTACATCTCTTGGCCATGGCCATTGCCCATTACGGCGAATAGTCTGCTCGTCAATATTAACCAATACAATATTCTCATCGACAACGACTTGCTGTTGACGTTCAAGAAAGTCAAAGTATTTGAGCCTTGCGACTTCAACTGGCCAAGGATCGTAGGCTCTCAGAACTACGAGACCAACAAGAACAAGAAGCGAGAGGATATATTTCTTCATGGTCACCTTCTTTGTGTTATATTCACTATATTAGATCCAGGACCAATCGTCTCTGTAGCTATATTGCCGTCATGATTGACAGTTACTCTGGTATTACCACCAGTCATGCGAACAACTGCATTATGTCCAGCAGAGTCTCTACTTGCAATAGTATTTTGTCCATCTTCAGTTATGACAAGCTCACCGACCCTTCGTGCTTGTCGCCTTGATTCAGTCTGTTGAAGCTGTATTACTGGCGGCGCTGCGGGTGGTGCTTCTGTCTGCTGTTGCTGCTGCTGTGATTCCTGCATCAATAGCATAATCTGTGGTGGGCGCACGATAATAAGATTATTATTGATATCTGATATTGATATGCTTAGTTGTATAGGTGGCGTGGGTGCTACAGCAACACTAGGCACAAATGTCGCATGAAATGGTTGATCCATCTCTACTGTGCCACCGTCATTTGTCACACTAATCTTACCAGTATAGCAATTACCCTGCCGATTACAGCTAGGCACCAATACCACAAGACTCTGACCAGACTCATCGACAGTCATAAAGAAGTCTGTGCCACGCACACCTATAACAGCTGTCGGTGTATTCACCTGCACACTTTGTTGATTGCTTCGCGCTATCTGACCAGATACGTATCGCACAGTACCCATTGATACACGCACATTCAATCTACCAGCACCGCGGTTTGGATCATACACAAAATCATCTATCACAAAGCGACTATTCTCTGTGACGGCTGCTGTTGTATTGTCTTGGAATCTTAATTGCAGCGATGATAGGCCAGTGACTATCGCATCATTCATATTCACCGAAGCATTGATGCCACCAGGTAGAGTATCATTACCTCGCTTTATCTGAACCGACGTACCCCGCTGCTCAACTATCGCACCCACATTTGCAAGAGCGATAGATGGAAGCAGCAGAACAAGCAGGAATATAAACATTAGTTACCTTGTGTCACCGATATGTTATTGCTCGAACCAGTTGTGTTGATTGTTAGTGAGTTTGATACTGCACCAGACTGTGCAATATTGTAAGTATTGGAATCACCTGTCACACTCATTGTCAGAGTATGGACACCAGCACCAGCCTGCGATGCAGTCACGCTGTTGCTATTACCTGTGAGTGTCATTGTCTGTGTAGCATTATTGCTGGATTGTGTTGTGGTCACAGTATTGTTATTGCCAGTAATTGTGAGCGTATTAGTTGTATCTGATCCTGTGATGGTTGTGCTAATTGTATTGTCATCGCCAGTAGCAGTGTGTGTTACTGTGGCATTCGAGCATGTTGTATTATTGCTACCGCAGTTTAGTGTAGCAGTATTACTATCACCTGTATATGTGAGTGAAACTGTATTGGTGCCACCGTTGATTGTATAGTCTAATTGATTAGTCGCACCTGTCTGAACAATAGTTACCGCATTACTAGAACCAGTTATGGAGCTTGGTGTTAGTGATGAACCAATGCGGTTGCCAGACCCAGCCTGCGTGATATCGATCACGTTAGATGAGCCAATTTGATCTATATGCACGCTGTTGGTCTGGGCGCCCGCTGGGACTGCCAGGAGCAGCATCATAGCGAACGTTAAAAACCTACGCATGTCTTTTCCCTGTCGTTAAGGTTGATATTCCCAGAGACCCTTACGGGCCCCTTCTTCAATCATTTCACGAACAGAAGATTGTATAGCTAGTTGTATAGCCAGGTTTACGCTATCATTGGTCGAAGTACCGACCTCACCTTCTAGACCGACTGTGCCACCACTTATGAAGCGCAATACACCAAATCGATCCACATAGCTATGTATTCTCTTTGTTGTCGTTACGGATACAAGTATCTCTCCAGTATTTACTGATACGGCCCGCATTGTCACTGTTACTAAGTCTGTACGATATTCTGTTGAACCACCAATACCAAATGCGCGAGCACCCGCACCACCAGTGGTTATATTTGTGTCATAACCTATGATGCCACCATCCACAATAATACCTGCAAATAATAGAGGAGCAAGTGGTCTTGCATTTGGCCCCTCATGTATTTCACGCATCTGGCGTATAATCTGACGCTCACGCAATAGATTTTCTATCCCGCCGCGCTCTACAACACGAAACCAGCGACCATTGCCGACTGTTTGTAATGCTTGTATGAGGTAAGTATCTGCTCCCTGTGTTACAGCGGAGCTAAGTGAAGCAACACGATCAGAATATCTACGCTGGCCAGTTTGATCAGCAAAACGATACACTGCTACAGTTATCACACCATTCTTTGGTGGACGCAGCTCATCAGGTGCAGGCCTGATTTGCTCAGGCTCCGTTTGTAACAAATTGGTAGTTTGATTAATCGCAGAACATCCAGAAACTAGAAACACAGACATAGCAAAGAGCATTGCTCTTAGAATGCAAAGGCTCCTATTGGTACAGTTATCGTTGTGACAGAATTGGTCGCTCTATCAGTTATCGTCAATGACACTTCACTACCAGAACGTACCCAAGCAATGGTAACATTACTGAAAGTCATATTACCATTATTTTGTGGGTTCTCACCGAATAGCTGATCGGACAAATTTTTGGCCAGCTGTGCATAGACCAGTGACTGAAAGGCTTGTGTAAACTGATTGCCTGGACTATTCTGTTCGGCGCGTAATGCTGCGGCTGCTTCTTGCCGCTTACGATCTTCTTGTCTCTGCCGCGCAGAGTTTTCAAGCTGATAGATCGTTAGGGCATGTGAGCTATAGCCTATGCCGCTAAATGATGGTGAATTGAAGGAATGAGTTAATTCACCCGCATGGCTCAAACTTGCTATCACAACCATAATAAAAGCAAGAATGGCGCGCATTCAAGTCTCCATGGTTTTCGGCCTATTTATAGTTTGGTACCTGTGATAGGACTCGAACCTACAACACCCAGAACCTAAATCTGGTGCCTCTTCCAATTGGGCTACACAGGCATATGGAGAATAGCGGAATCGAACCGCTGACTTCGCGATGCAAACGCGACGTGTTACCGCTAGCACTAATTCCCCAAAAACTTGGCGGAAGGGGTGAGATTCGAACTCACGGATCCTTTCAGATCGACAGTTTTCAAGACTGTTGCAATCGACCGCTCTGCCACCCTTCCGTAGTGTATATGTATCATACTAATATAAATATGTCAAAGGCTATTTTATTGAGGAGCCAATTATGAATAACGTCGTCATCAAGAAGTCTATTTTCAAGAGCCAGCATTGTCAGCGCAACTGGGACCTAGAAAA